CTACCTCAGGCTTCGGGCTGAAGTCTGTCCATATTTGTTCAGCCCAAGCCAGTATTGGCAATAAGGTTAATAGTAGTACTATCCTCGTATTTCGTCGCATGATAAATCACATTCTGGTGTTTCAATTACCAGTCCTTTAGCTTTTTCAAATTGATCAGTTAATACTGAACAGCCTGTTACATTAAATAAAACAACGATTGCTACTATAACAAATGCTAGCATCGCCCATCTTGATTTTGAAATTTTTTTCATTTTCATTATTGTATCTCCATATCTATGGCATCATTATAGAGACTGTTCATCAGTGTCTTGAGTTTATCTTTATCAAGATCTGTATTCACACCATCAATATAACTTGCCATTAAGTCGGTTGTATTTTCTACATCTTCTATATTAGTAAGAACATTCTCACCTAAGAACTCAGAGAAATTTTCAGCTATCTTCAAATCATGTGTATTCAGCTCTGATATCCGTTCAATAAATTTGTCAAACATGTATGGGTTAGACTTATTCCCTACAATTACTTTAACAAACTTGCCCGTAAGAGTATTTATATCATAATTCGTGTAATCTGTATCTGTATCGTCATAATATATTTTCTCAAATATTGTTAATGGATTAGGTATAGCTTCTATTGTTTTTGTATCTGTATCGAATACATGGAAATATTTCTGATCATTTGCATCTGCCCATGTGAATTCCATTTGACATCCAAGATATCTGATATTGCCTTGCTGAGATGAGGCATGATAGTGACCTGATAAACATAAGTCAAAGTGTGCAAAAGGTTCTACACCCATACCATGACCCATAGGTTGTTTAATACCTCTCATCATTTCAAAGCCTTGTAACTCTAAATGACCCATCATAATACCTTTATTACTTGCCAAGAAATTCATTGATGAATCCCAATTCTCTGTATTAATCCATGGTATTAAATGCACATCACATCCATCATAGTTTAATGTTGATGGTTTCATGATGATATTGATATTGCTTGTATAGTATCCTAATAATTCTTTAAGAGAACAGAGATCATTTGTGTTCTTATGAAATACATCATGATTGCCTGGAATAATATCCATGGTCATACCAGCTTGTTTCATAGGCTCAAGAAAATGTCTACGATTAGCATTTAATGCCTTAAAATTTACAAATTTACGATGATCATAATAATCACCAAGGTGTATAATCTTTTTTATATCATTGTCTTTACAGAATGGAAAGAATACTTGCTCATAGAATCTCTCTTGAAAGTCTATGAATATCTCTGAACTATTCCTTACACCGCAATGTGTATCATTTAATAATGCTATCTTCATACAAATTGATTTCCTTTAAACCAAAAAACTAAACTATATCTTGTACCCTTTGTAACCTTATCTACCTTATGCCAAACATGAGATGGAAATACAGTAATACCACCTGTAGATTTAGATATTTTTTTAGGATCTGTTTTATTATATTCTAATGCGTTATCAAACCACATATCACCACCTTTAAAATCATCATTTAGATTTATAGTAACACTTATCTTTCTTATTTTATCAGCATCATCTGGTTTTTCAAATGAATCTCTATGCCAATCATAATAACCACCTTTATTATATTCAGTAAATTGAATTGAATCAACTGGGTCCCATTGGAAATTCCAACCTGCTTTTTCATTTGCTGAATATATGTATGGTATTAATAACTCTACTATCCATCGATCATCTAACCACACAACATTTGAATCTCTATAATTTTCTTGTTTATTTTGAACAGTAGCTTTACGTTTTTTCTTAGATAAACCTAATTCAATTATACGATTACATGTCTCAGAGTCTAATGCTTCTGGAAATGACCAAACAAAATGTTGTAATCTCATACTACCTCCATGGTTCACCCATTACCCAAACAACTAAACTATACCGTATACCTTTTGTAACTTTGGTTACTCTATGATATGTATCAGATGGGAATACAATTATATTACCTGAACCACAACGTACTTTTCGCGGGTTTTTTGTCCAATAATGATCTTCTGAATCTATTTCTAAATCACCACCTTCATAATCATCGTTTAAGTTTATAGTAATACTTATCTTTCTTGTTGCACCACCCGTCTTACTTATATCTATATTTGTATCACGATGCCAATTATAGTGGCTACCTACTTCGTATTTAGCAAACTGAATCATTTGAGGAGTATCATAATCAAAATTCCAGCCAGCTTGGACATTTGCTGTAGCTACATATTCCATAATCTGTTCCATAATATATGGATCTTGTATCCATCCAGTTTGACAAACCCGTGTTTTCTTTGCAGGCTTTGTACCTCCATCGACTGTAGCTTCTTCTATGATTTGTTCATTACCTATTCGTATTAGTTCATCACATGTTTGTTTATTTAATGCTTTATCAAATACCCATGCACTATGTTTTACTCTCATCTCTTATCTCCTTGTTTATATCTATAGCCTTTTTTAATAGACTAAGTTTGCCTTGGCCAGATTTTACAAAGGCACTCGTATCTTTTGGAAAGCACATGCCACCAAATCCATATTTTCTATCTGGTCCTGGAACCATCATATGGCTTTTGCCAATACGTTCGTCCATTGATATTAGTTGTGTAAGCTCATCAAATCCATCTTCACCAAACATATCTTGTAGTTGATTAAAGAATACAACCTTTGTGGCAAGGAATGTATTGATAGCATATTTTGCGTAAGCTGCTGTTCTTTTATCAGTAAATTTAATATGATTCATTTTAATCCCAGCATCTTGAAATATTGTACACCAATATAAAGATTGACTTCCACCAAATATACTAAACTTTTGATTTAGAAATTCATCTTGTGAGTCGGCCTCAGTTAAGAATTCTGGGTTTGTCGTAATAAATCTATCTTCGCTTAATAAATCTATAAGCTCTACAGATATAGTTGACTTAATAAGAATAGGTACTGTTGGTGCATGTTTACGTATCTCACGATGGTATTGTTCAACCATCATGTCATCACATTCACCCATTGGTCCTTGCGGTGTAGGTAAACATACTATAATACCATCATAAAGATGATAATGTGGATATATGTAATCTCTTTGAATTAATTCATACCCTGCTGGAGGATCTAATATTTCTACAGAATATTTTTGTGATAACCCTGCAAATACAGCTTTACCTACTACGCCATATCCTATTATTAAAAATCTATTCATCCTTCCATTATATCATATATTTTCCAAATGTACATGCTTAAACCAATCTGCAAAGTATTTAACTCCTTCTTGAATTGTTGTTGTTGGATTGTATCCTAATCCTTGAATCTTTGTAATGTCTGCTCGTGTTGATTTGACATCTGCTGGATGCATAGGCAAATAATTCTTTAAAGATACTCTGCCTAATTCATCTTCTAAACATTCTATATAATCCATTAATTCATTTGATTTGCCTGTGCCAAGGTTATAGATCTCATGATGATTTATTGCTGGAGTGAGTAATAGATTCTCTAATACAAGATGAATACCATCAACTAAATCACCAACGTAAGTAAAGTCTCGTTGCATGTCACCTTCATTATAGATATCTATTGCTTTACCTTGAGACATAGCTTCTGCAAATAAACCTAATGCCATATCAGGTCGACCATATTCACCATAGACGGTGTAGAATCTTAAGCCTGCAGCTAGCAGTTTAGAAGATTCAAATTGTTTTTCATTCACATATTTAGACCAAGCATAAGGATTAAGATGATCAGAATCTACACAAGATGATGAGGCATATACAACAGGTATTTCATATTCCTCACATGCATGAATTAATCTTTGAGTTCCAGTTATGTTTGTATCAATATACATTTGTGGATTCTCTAAAGAATGTCGTACACCTGCATGTGCAGCTAAGTGTATTACTGCATCATAATTTTCTAAATGATGTCTCCATGGGATAATCTCTATATCATGATTATAGGTTTTGATACCATACTTATCTTCTAATATCTTTGCCCTATCATGTTTTAATTGAGGATCATAGTAGTCATTAAAGTTATCTACACCACCAACTTCATAACCTTGCATAGCTAACTTCTCAGCTGTGTGAAAACCTATAAAGCCAGCAATTCCAGTAATATATATTTTATGCATATTCCATAACCAATTCTAATCCTTTCTTTTTCTTTTCTTTCTCTTCCTTTGCAAAGTCTTTCACTTGCTTATCGACTTCTTGTATCTTAGAGATCTTTTCGCGAAGTGTATCAAGGAATGATTGGTCAATAGGACTATTCATATCAATAGCAGATACAAACTCTTCGATGTTTGCTTGCTCCATAAATTTAAATTTGATGTCAGCTTGTTTCTTTTCCTTTACAATACGTCTTATAAAAGCAAAGTAAGCTATCTGTGTGAAGTATGAGAATGCATTAGGTTTACCTGTACGAGTAGATGCATCTATTCTATAATTGTATATTGCTTTAAGACAATTCTCAACACCATCCATTACCATTTCATCTCGGTATGTATATCGTACAAAGTTTGGTTTATGAGATAGACCTTCACAGATCTTCATGAAGCATATAGCTATATAATCTGGTACAACTGGATTCTTTGTTCCAGCTTCTTTGGCTGCATTCGCTTGAGTAACATAGTCGACAACTGCATATGAGAAGTCTCTATTATTTACGTAATGGGGTTTGTCACGAGGTTTAATTTTTTCAGGCATAATATTTCCTATTAGTTCAAATGTATTACCATTATAACATAAAACAATCAATTGTACATAGTTAAACGCTAAAAGATGAGCCGCATCCACACGTTGTTTTAGCATTCGGATTGCTTATAACAAATCTTGCTCCTTGCAGATCTTGTAAATAATCGATTGTTATTCCTTCTAAATATTGATAGCTCATAGGATCTATCAAAACTTTCACATCATTCTTTTCAATACTAAAATCGCCATCTATTGTATTTTCATCTAGCTTGAAACCATAGTTAAAACCTGAACATCCACCACCAGATATGTAAACCCTTAAGTTTTCATTAGGTGATTTCATTTCAGCTACTTTATTTATGGCGTTATCAGTTATTTGCATATTTGTATTCTTTTAAATATGGTGCTAATTCAAATATATCTTCATTATTTTGACGTGCGATTAAACAAAAATCTATCCATTCCATCATTTGTTTATGGATTTCTGGATCTTCTCGAGTCTCTATACCATCAAATGGTAATACACTTCGTACATTTTTTATTCCTCTTACATCTATACCCTGGCTTTTCCAAAAATCATCTGTAGGTACATCCATATTTATATAATATTCTTCTAAATATTCTTGTAATCTATTATAACCTTCTTCAATATGTTTTGTTTTTAAATATAAAGGTGAACAATATTTTGGAAATGTAACAACATTACCTAAATTAATTCGTGGTACACCTTCAATATTTCTCCAAAATTCTATTAATTCTGGCATATGCATCCAATTATATATTGATATCGTTCCAAATACTATGACATCTCTTCCATCATATTCATGATATCTTTTTATATTATCAACAGTTTTATCAAAGTGACCACCTCGTATCCAATTATATAATTCGTGTGTACCATCTATACTTGCCTGAATATTCACATCATCTATACGATGTAATAATTCAATAACCTTATCAGTAACTAACTGAAAATTGGTAGATATTTGTACCTTACATTCTGGATTTGTATCTGCAACGCATTCTAATATTTTTATATTATTAGGATCTGCAAATGGTTCTCCACCTTTGATTGTTAAATGCTCTAATCCTGGAATAATTTTTAAGATCTTTTCAACATCTTTATCATTCATCTTATACATTGATGTATGAAATTTATGATTCTCATTCCTAAATCTTTTACCAACATTTACAGCGTGCTGTTCATATGGTGCCCATTTAGATGAGTATTTGCCTGAACATGTAACACACATTTGATTACATATATTACTCGTAGATACTTCTAAAAATTTTAATCCTGTTTCTGAGAATTCGTATCTATTATATGCATCAAACCGAGCTGCCCGACCTGCTTCAGCATGATGTACACATACTTCGCATTGTTCTGGGAATTTGCCGTTTCGAAAGTCTTGTCTTATTTTATAATATACTTGTGATTCAAAGAATTCTTCTAAATCTTCTATATCTTTTATATGACCAAGTGCTATACTATCACTAGCACAACATAATACTATTTCGCCTAATGGACTAATCGTTAATCCAGTTTCGGGTACTAAACATTTCATAATTTATTTTCGCTCAAGCATGTACTTTGCTGTATTTATATGTTATAATAAGAAAGTCCTTTCTGCGGAGGGATAGGATAAGAGGACTAGTGGGTAGTCGCGTTACCTTTCATTACCCTTACTTGTTCTTCCATCATCTCTTTATCAGTTTGAATCTCATCTAATATAATCTTCATATAGTGTGCCTTTACATCATCATTAACATCAGACGTGACCATCACGTTAAATTCTTCGAGAACATGTAGTTTCTGATTAGCGAATGGTAACCACGGTGTCATAACATAATGAGAATCAGGTTCTACATGAACATGCATTGGTTCTTCTATACCGATTAATGCACCATTAGACTCGTCATCTAAGTCATGAGTGTATGCTATAATTGATTCTCCTGAAACTAATTTGAAGAACTTGACAGGTAAATCTGATATCTCGTGTGGGAAGTCTTTTTCCATATACTTATTTATAATAATTTCACCTCATGTATCTTAAATTTAAATCGTTCCTTACTATATATTTTAACTCTTTCAGCACTATGGTTTAACGTATAATTCTTATTTGCTTTCCAATGTAAGTCATCTGCAATATCGTAAACTGTGGTATCTAATGTACTCTTTCGTAATCCTCTACCAATCGATTGTAATACTCTTATCTGACTCTTACTCGGTGATGCAAATATAATATTGTGTAAGTTAACTATATTTATTCCTGTAGAGAATGTACCATATGAACACACTAATATAGCATTAGACTCTGTCTCTGTAATCGCTCTAATTTCTTCGCGTGTGTCAGCAGGTGTCTTACCACTCACATAAAATACTTTACGCTTATCATCTGTTGCACCATCTATTAATCTAAATAATGGTTCTCCGTGCTTCTCAACATATTGAAATAATACTAATGTATTACCTTTTAGATCTATGGCTAAATTCTTTATAAAGTTATTTCGTTTAGATGATGTAACAATCCAATCTACCTCATCTTGGTATTTCATCTTACTTACTTCTTTACAATGCTCATCTTTATGTTTAAGTAATAATATATCAATCGATATATTGGCAAGATCTCCACGATCAATTAACTCTTTACTTGTTGTGATATTCTTATGTGGTCCAAACAAACCTTCGAGGACAAGCTTATGTGTTTGTGTACCATCTAATGTACCTGTTAAGCCATATCGATAGTTTGCATTCACACATTTAGTTAAGATACTTGTTAATGACTTTGCTTTAAATCCATGAGCTTCATCACCAATAACCATACCAAATTGTTCGAAATATCCTTTCTGCATTTTGTATATAGATTGCCATGTAGACACATAGATCTTTTTAGTCTTATGACCTTTATCTTTACCAGCCATAATTTCATGACACATACCTTCTGCATCAAACAATGCATCATTCTCAGAGTACTTAGCAAAGTCTCCCACCATTTGTTTAACAAGTGATGTGGTAGGTACAATCAATAATACCTTATCTGCAATATGGTCATAGCTCATATCTAAGTAGTATCTCATCATAAGATATATGATATAAGATTTACCTGAGGCTGTAGGACTTACTAATAAACCTCGCTTATTCTCAAGTGCATATTGTACTGCATCTAACTGGTAATCTCTTGGCTTGAATGGTAATATATATTCATCGATAAAAGACATATCGACTTCTTGATGTGCACCAGGAAGGTTAGCCTCTGACTTAATACCATGAGGTAAAATTTTTACTGCTATATTTCTATCTGCAGCAAATGATTTAATATATTTGTATAGACCAGAGTATATAGATTGGTCTCTTAGATTAAGTAGTCTTACCTTACCATCCCACATTTTATTTCTAAACTGTGGCATGAATTTATAACCAGGAACAAAGAATGTAAAATACTCTGCTAGTTCTTGTATGATTCCTTTATCGTCACAATCAACATAAAGGAATGCTGCATCTTTAGTTTGTAGTGTTATTTCTTCCATGTGCTAAGTGTATGGCAAATTCCATTGCAGTCATTCCATCTTTATATACAATAGGGTCTTTAGCTTTCGCTAATGCTTCTGTTGTTTCTTTAATTAATTTCTCAAACTTTTCTTTCTCAGCACATGGCTTTCTTAAATCATTATTAATATTAGTATAGTTTATCAATAATAGTTCGAGTGTCTTCTTATC